CATCTACTGTTATATAAGAAAGAACTTCAAAATCTTCATGAGTCATAGGTAAAACTACTTTCTCTCTTTTAGTTTCTTTCTTTTCCCATATCTGAAAACAGCACTTTGCTTTCATAGACTCAGGAATAAAAGAACCCATAGGAATTTCTATATCCTCTACCAGATGAAAGTTTAAATCAAGTTTATTCTGTACTGAGACTCTTCTAAAAGTTCTCGGTATAATAAATGCTATTGTGTTTGTAAACGTAGCTGCGTGATTAAAAAACTTTATAGCAAGTGAACTTACTCTACCAAATGGAGGATTACCAATAACAAGGTCTTCTGTTCCCTTATAGAGAAAGAAATCTTGTTCTTTTATTTCATCATGCTTTGGCTCTAAATCAATACCTACTCTTTTATCTTTTGGAAGTAATTCAAGAAATGCTCCTGTTCCTGCAGATGGTTCTAATATTTTTTCATACTTAGAAAAATCTACAAGATCACAGCATAGTTTTGCTACTTCTGGCTTTGTATAAAACTGGTCTAAGCTCATTTAAGATGTTTCTCCAAAGCGTTTAGCATATCTTCTGCCTCGGCAAGTTTTGAAAGTTCTACTTTTATTGATTCCATAATATCATTATGTTCGCCAACCCCAACTGCATTTCTCATATATACTTTGCAGTTAAACCTGTGCTTTGCAATCTCGCCTTCTAAGTGTTGTTTAATATCTTCATACATTAGTCTATATCTCCTCCATCAGGATAAAGTGCAAAAGAGTTTCTTGGTAGAGAAGAGTTCATCTTTTTCTTCTTTTCCCAATCCTCTAATGCGTTTTTTATACTATCTTCTGCTAATACTGAGCAGTGAATTTTTATTGGAGGTAGCTCTAAAGCTTTTGCTATGTCTTTGTCTTTTATCTGCTTGGCTTCTTCTATAGTTCTTCCAAGAAGCAAATCCACAAACATGCTACTACTAGCAATAGCACTACCACAACCATAAGTTTTAAATTTAACATCTATAATTCTTTCTTCCTCATCTAATTTTAACTGCAATTTCATAACATCTCCACAAGAAGGAGCGCCTGTCATTCCTGTTGCTACGTTAGGGTCTTGAGGATCAAACCTTCCTACTGAAAATTGTTGAGGTGAGTTTAGTACTCCCTCAAATCTATCTATCACTTTCTTACTATATGCCATTATCTTTGATTTAGAACTGCGTCACAAAAAGTAACACAGAAGCTTTTCCCGAGCTTATCAGATAATAAAGCTGGGGTTAGTGGTATAAGTATAATCATAAAACCTAAGAACATAATCCAACACGCCATCCAATTATGTTTTATTATTGGATTGTTAGGGTCTGTATCTTTTACTACTTTATAGCAGGGCATATATAATTTAAGCATAGCTAACACTACGCCCGATATATAAAACGCAATAAAATATTCCATTGTTTCCTTTCCTTAACTTACAAATATTGTTGTAAGTGTCTTAGACTTCCTATTTCATAAGAGCCAAGCGCATACTGTTTACCAGCATACTCTAAGTGAGGAAAGTAAGTATCTTTGAGATCGTCTTGAGTTGCCTCTATTGTATCTACTAAATATAACTTAAAACCTCTTTCTTCTGCTTTCTCTGGCTCTAACTCTTTTTTAACAACTGCGGGATAGTTTTGTCTAACTGCCCACACTCTTTCTCCAACTTCGAATTCTTCGGCTACACACTGTTCTGGTAGCATAGCATTTCTCTTTGCTTCATAATCAGATTCTGCTAATTTTTGAGGAACTCCAAGTCTATCTATAATTCCTTTGATAAAGGCAGGTGACCTATATAAACCTTTTGCAATTGCAGTAATATTATATCCTTCAAGATACATTACTACTGTTTCTCTTATCTCGGCTTCTGTTGCACCTTTACCTTTGTTTTGGGATCTTCTCATTTCCCTATATTCTACTGTTTCGAGATAATCCTGTATAATCTTATTTAATCTTGTCGTGTTGTAAGCTATATTTAATATGCTACACGCTTCCTTTTTAGTAATAGGATTATCCCCGTTCAGTAAAGTATATACATGTTCAACATTTGTTTCTGTTAAGTTTTCGTGTGATTTCTTTTTAACTGCCATCCTTACTCCCTAATAATATTACTGCATAATGTATAATTTTTAGTAAGTCAGCATCGTTCTTTCCGTTTTTCTTTCCGTATCTCTGTGCATATTTTATTATGTTTCCGATACAGAAACCTTCTCCATGACCTGCGTCTACAATGAACTCTGTAGACTGAATCTTATTCATAGAGTAGTGAGCACCATATGTCTGCAAAATATAGTTGCTCACTTTAATTAGTATTTCATCTTCTCTAAATTTATACTTAGCCAATTAACTCCTCCAAATCTGAATAGCCACCTATTGGTTTGTCGTCTACTAAAATTTGCGGAAAAGTTCTTGCCTGTGGAAATAACTTTCCTATGTCAGCCCAAGCATAGTCTATGTCAAGAGTTTTATACTCTGTGTCATGACCTTTTCTTTCTGCTAAGCTTTTTGCCATATCACAATATGGACAGTTTGGTTTGCCATAAATTATTATTTTCATTTTGCTGTTATCCTCTTTTCATAGTCTGCGTAATCTTCGTTCCACCAATGAGGTTTTTCTCTATGAGACCAACTTGCGAATGTAGCTTTGTCAAGATGATAATAGTCACGATAACTCTGTATAGGATTATCATAATCTTTTAGTTCATCTGGCATAGCCAATCCGAAGGTTGTAAAACCTTTTCTTGGTAAGTTTTTGGTTTCTGGTAATTTATTTACTACTTCCATTACTGATTTGTGTAGTTTACCATAGCGATAGTAGTACTCATCATTCAATGCATTTGCATAACAATGAACCCACTCATGATTATCTAAAGACTCTCTTGCCCAGATTGTGCAAGGATGGTTATACATCATTGGTAGATAGGGGTAGGGTCGTTCCTCCATTGGTAAGTGTTTGATTTCAGCTTTAGCTTTATTCATTACTTCCCTTTCCTCAGCGTTTAAGGCACGAGGAACAAACCCTAACAATTTATCTATCCATACTGTAGTACAAAGTATCTGAGCAGCTTCGAGTGGCATCTTAACAATATGCTTGTCAACATGATACTGTGCTGCTTTGTCGAGGTCTTCGTCTAAATAAAATAAATTCATCTTATCCAGCACTTATACCCTGAACACTCTTTTGTATTCTTACGACCACCACAATGTATGCAGTATTTTACTAATTTTTTTAGGTCTTTGAATTTTTTCATAAATATATTATACTAAATTTATGAGAAATTGTCAAGAACTATTTTTTTGTTACTTGGAATTAATCTTATCTTTTGCCGTTCCAGCATAGAGTCCGAACCATGCAGCACCCGCTCCGACGATTACAGAAATTAATCCTGATTGTTCCATCGTTGGGTCTGGTAAGTCCATGAACCACATTGTTGCATAGTACAACAAAAAGATATATACTGATAGAAAAGCTCTTGGGAAGATTCTCCAAGCATCAATCATATTCGATAAGAATATCCATCTCTGCCATGGGTTATCTGGTTCCTTGTTTGCTTCTAATTCAGTGATTTTAGCCTTAAGATTACTATTCTCGGTAACAAGTTCCATAAACTTACTTAAGTCTATTTCTACTTCGTTACGTGACATATCGCCACTAAATCTCTCATCAGCCATTTCCTTTATCCTTTGCTTTTCCGATGTTGAGTGCTAATAAGTCTATAAACTTATAAAGTTTAGCCATCCACTCATCATCCTTTGGTGTCGGTGTTGACGCCGCAATTAAGCTGGCAATTGTTACTATTAAAGTAATTGTGCCTACTAAGTCTAATAACATAGTGTTTCTCCGCTTCCCTAAGAAAGCCTTGCCCTAAAATTAGGGACTTCCCTCATAGTTTAGTATTGAATTTATACTAATGTCTTCCCACGTATGGGTGTCCATTCTATAGCATAATATACTATGACTATTCTGTTGATTAACTCGTGAATTCGTAAGTGATTCTTTTAATGTACAAGGAACTGTATATTCCCTACCAGAACTTAATGAAGTAAATGTAATATCTACTACATCATTTTGCAATAACTCTTTTAACTCTTGAAACATATTTAACACCTGCTCTACGGGCATCTTCTCTTGCGCCCTTTTCTCTAATTAATCTTGATTTTTCGGAGATGGGTTTGAGGAGCCATCTCCAATCATCTTTTCCAATGTATACACTCGATCCTCCAAATGCTCTAACCAATCTTCGTTTTCCTCAAATCGTCCTTGAACTACTGGATTCTTTTCGAAGAACTTAGAGCCTTTCATCATTACTCTATATTCATGTAGCATAGAAAAATAACTTTTAATTTTCTTCCACATCATTTAGAGCCTCAGGATCGGTTACTTTTTCGTAGTAAACTACTACTTCTTTTAATTCTGTTATGTATCTTTTTAACTCTTGCATATTGTAAGACATGAGTTCGTAATCAGGTATTGACATAGCTACAAATACTACTTGTCCATGTTCTTTTATCAATCTTTCGTGAAATTCGTCAATGTTTTTATCACTTACTACATACCATAGAGGTTCTTTTAAGTCTATTTCTCTTGGTAGAACAGGCTGTGTTATAATCCTGTCCATTGGTTTTGCTGTTACTTCTATCTGTTTAGTTGGAAGTAGACTGCAACTCGACGCCATCATCAAGGCTATCGATATGCTTACTAATTTCTTCGATTGAATCAAATACATTTTTTGTTCCTTTGTTTATTCTTGGTTCTAATAACCCAGGCTT